AAATACCTGAATTTTACGATTTGGATAACGCCTAACGATTTCCTGAGCGAGTGCGTCAGTGTCGTGAGCTTTCGCTATTTCATCTATTATGACGAGCTTATTTCCGTCCCGCACACATACAACAGCATTTGTATTATCCACATTAAAATCAATACCTATTTTGAGCATCGAATCACTGTAATCTGGGAAATTATCTTTAACGTGAATCTCCCTAGAGAACCGATCATATACTTGGCCCGATGTGAGGTTGACCCACTGCCCAAGCAAGTAAGCCTTTATTAACTGTTCCGAATAATTAGATTTCAAGCTCTCCACAAACGTATCAGGCAAATAAGGATTATCCATAGTTCGCGCTCTTATTAATGCAGTGTCTTCTGTTGCTTCCTTGTCGAATGTATGAAACGCCCAACCATATCCCTCTGGAGTTGTTGAAGCATAAAACTGTTGATTGTTCCCAGACCTCAATCTTGCCAGTGCCATATTCATGGCATTTGTAGCCTCACCCATCGGTATAGTGTCAGCCTCATCAAACCCACAAGCGCAGAGATTCTGACCCCGCAAGCGTTGATAAGTCAGGATCGTTCTAAGCAATATTTGATGATTTCCTTCGGCGAAATGAAGCGTAAATTCAGGAAGCGGTGAAGCTCTAAAAGTAAAAGGGATAGCCCATTGATCCAGAAGATCATTCAAGGTTCTAATTAAAATATCTCGGAGCATGGGAGCAGTCGGTTCAAAGACAGCACTAACAAAACCAACATTATCGGCGGCAATCATGCAAGCCTTAGCAACTAAGCCATGCGTTTTTCCTGCACCAAAGCCGC